GGTTGCCCTATACCGTTTGGTGACGCAGTATGCTCTGCACGCAAATCTTCAATGCGATTTTGTTCAATCAGTCCCCTTCGGGCGGCACTGGCCCTAGCACGCTAGGGTGACTCTCTCGGAGAGTAGAGGACTTGATCGTTGAGGGGAGGAGTGTGTGTTGCTAATTGCCGAGAATGAGTGTGAATCAACTATACCGACCTGCGGTATACCTGGGAGCTTCGGCGAAAATGAAAAACCAGGACAAACGGACTAAGCCGCGCTGGAGAAGCGTGGATGCTTAGTATAAATAAAAAGCGAATTGAAACTCAACTAAACTCGACTTCAATCATGGCACATAACGAGTATAAACAAAGGAAAAGTGCCACAACAGAAGTAACTGCTACGGTGTTACCTGAACGCTCTCTTTCGGCGGGATGTGAGACATCCCAAAGGGATGCAGTTCCGCAGTCCGTTAGCCAGTTGGGATTAAGTTCCCCGTCGTCACTTAATGGCAGACAGCCATGTGAACCCTGCGATTCGGGTTCGGTGATGATCGGCGCGTCGACGGAGAGTAGTAGGGCTAGGACAGACTTCGCCCGCTTAGTTGAGGAAGAAAATGACGATAATGAAAGTATTCCCGACCAAGACACGAGTTTCGAGCATTGGGTGGAGAGGAAAGGGAAGGAGCAATTGTGCTGCTATGACCGGAACCACGTCATAGAGCAGGCCTGGCAGCTACAGTGGGGATCGTATCCCCGTCTTTACTGTACGCAAAAGTCCAGACCTGCACCTCCTCCTATAACTCTCCCTCACCAATGTTCAATGTATCGAAACTTTCCGTATAAAGGAGCCCACACATTTAGAGAAAACTTGCTTTCAAAGAAGTTGACTTATGATGCCGAGTGGGTCCTTGACCAAGTTATCGCACGACTTGGTCCTGCGGAATGCGATTTCGAACGTATCGAGCCAGGAGGGCTTGACAAAGGAAATGATCTAGTGAACGAGATGACTGGCCAAGGGCTAATCCTCGACGACGCTGCTAACCCGTTTACGGTGCTTTGCGACGAAGTTGAGGACGGATGCTCCCAGAGTCTACGACTAATAAGAAAAATGAAAACACTAGTGAAGTTTTATGAGGGGTTGGGCGTCCCTCGTAGTGATCGTGAAATGCCCCAGCACATTAACTGCGGTGGCCTACGCGCCGCGGTCCGACAATGCTTCTCCGACGAAATAGCTATCGTCTGGGAATTAAGCTTCAAGACTATTCAGAAGATTGAGAAATCTTGCTGCAAAGTCTGTTTGCCTCTTTTCGAAGAGAAGCTTGACCAGTGGAAAGAGGCCAGGTTCCTACCAGTTGCTGTTGACAACGAACATCTCGAGCGATTCAGAATCGCGATGCGCGCCAATGTCGAGAAGGGATGGGACCGAAAACGTTCCCCGTTCATACCTAATGGTCACGCTACCCGGCGTTT